ATTTAAATCCATACTATCTCCAATTGGTGGGCTGACTGTGAATTGAACACAGACTCAATCGATTATGAGTCGACTGCTTTACCATTAAGCTACCAGCCCCATTAACCTTGGCACCCCGAGCAGGAATCGAACCCACATTCAAGAGGTAGAAGCTCTTTGTATTATCCATTATACTATCGGGGTAAATTTTGGCGGAGAGTGTGGGAGTCGAACCCACTCACCGTATCACTACGATGACAGATTAGCAATCTGCTGCATTACCATCCTGCCCACTCTCCTGATTACGTTGGTCCATTTCCGTTCTTAAATCCTATTTCGCCACCTTCTTCTTTGATACGCTTTAACACGTCTTCAAATAAAATAGGACGAAAGTCAGTCTGTTCTACGCAGACGCAATGGTAGCGTGTATCAATTACGTCATCGTATAGTCTTGTGTAGTGTAATTCCTTTCTAATCATTACACGATTACTGTGAAGATGACCATGAATGTTGACACCGAACCTACCTAAACTTTCTGGATGAAGTGGAATGTGAGAAAGGATCATGCCGTTCATCACATGGTACGCACGCAGTTCTCTAAAGTGTTGACGGTATTCATCATCTCTAAAGATATCATGGTTACCACGAATCAAAACTTTATCACCATTCAACCTACGCATGATTCCCAGTGCTTTCCTGTTAATCACTACGTCACCAAGATGATAAACTTTATCAGTTGGCTTTACTGTTTCGTTCCACATTTTTACCATGGCTTCATCCATTTCTTCGGCTGAATCCCATGGTCGCAGTTTGGTCTCACCATCGTTACGCATGAATTTGCATACACCAGTGTGACCAAAGTGCGTATCGCTTACTAAGAATACACTTGGCATATAACTTCCTTTCATTCGTATGTTAAACCGAGAACTTTCATCATCTTGTGTTTGACACGGAGATTTGGTTGACGATATCTATCTGATGCGGTAAATCCCATCATGGTAGCAACTTCGACAACAGCACCACTTCGGCAAATACCAGCGTGACAATGAACAACTACGTTCATATGATTTTCTTTTGCGTAAAGCAAGAGTCCAACAAGTTGTTGTGCTTGCTCATCACTAATCTTACATTCATCTTCAAAGCCATCTTCATCTTCAGCATCAAGAAACTCAAACTCATGAACTTCTTTGAACATGTGTTTGTGTTTAATGCAACCAAAAAAAGTAGCTGGGTCTTGAATGCGAATAAGCATAGCATTGGGTCCAGGATCCATATGAAATCCAGTAGCAACATCACTCTTACTTACGTTCTCAATAAATCTTATCATAGACATATTATACCTCGTTTCGCATTTAATGTCAATACTCTACAAAAAAATGGCAGGGGTATAAGGACTCGAACCTTAAATGACGGAATCAAAATCCGTAGTGTTACCATTACACTATACCCCAACAAATTGGTGGTGATGGTTGGATTCGAGCCAACGACCTACTCCGTATGAAGGAGTTGCACTACCGCTGTGCTACATCACCTTGGCATCCCTCCAGGGACTCGAACCCCGACTAATGGTTTTGGAGACCATCGTGCTGCCATTACACCAGAGAGACATATTTGGTACCCTAGAGTGGTAACGATCCACTCGCCTATCGCTTATCAAGCGATTGCTCTACCTCTGAGCTACTAGGGCATATACTTGGTGCAACCTACAGGAATCGAACCTGTTTCAATGGTTCTTCAGACCACCGCTATGACCACATCAGCTAAAGTTGCGTTGGGGTGTCTAATGAGGATCGAACTCATACGGAGGGAATCACAATCCCTAATGCTACCACTACATCATAGACACCATAGATTGGAGGAAGATGTGAGATTCGAACTCACGGACCCTTTCGAGCCTTCAGTTTTCAAGACTGACGCAATCGACCACTCTGCCAATCTTCCAAAATAGAATGGGCTTCTCACCCAATGGACCCTAGACGGGTTGTCGATAGTTCTCTTTCACACTATCCGAGTTGTAGGGCTTCCACCTACACCCACATCGCTTTAAAGTCTGCGTGTCCAAGACTCACGGTGATTGGTACGACCTGAGAGAATCAAACTCCCACTTCCACGTTCGTAGCGTGGTGTAATATTCATTTTACTAAAGTCGTATATGGTGCTCAGTGAGAGGATCGAACTCCCGACCTTCTCCGTGTAAAGGAGACCTTCTACCGCTGAATTAACTGAGCAAAATTATGGTGCCCCAAGAGAGACTCGAACTCTCAAAATTTGGCTTCTAAGACCAACACGTATACCAATTCCGTCATCGGGGCATGCAAAAACATTGTTGAGAGTACTGTTATGTGTTTAGTTGGCAGCTTTAAATTCCTGCCACCAGATCATCAAGCATTTCAATCTATGTTGGGTTAAGCATAGATTCTCTCCGTATAAAGGACGCTGTCTTGACTGGCGATTATTTCCCTAACAGTTGGGATGCCCTATCTTTTACTCACACTCTCAAAAATGCTTTCTTTCTGCGGTGGTAATTATAGTGTATCAGAGTTGCAACTCATCACTTACACCTTCCACCCACTTCCCGACCAGAAAGAACTCTCGTGTCGCCAACGCTGGTTAGGTAGACCCATGATTTTACTCATGCCCTATTCAAAGGGAGAACCATCCTACTGATCGTCAATCAGTTTCTCTCGTGCGGATCACACTAGCAGTGATTAGCTGCAGGTTTGGTGGAGGATGGGAGAATCGAACTCCCATAAACAGCTTGCAAAGCTGCCGTAATCCCATTATACTAATCCCCCAAACTGGTCTCAGTACAAGGATTCGAACCTTGGACCCCCTCGTCCCAAACGAGGTGCGCTACCAGACTGCGCTACACTGAGATAAAAAAATGGTGCCCCACGATGGAATCGAACCAACGACTGATGCTTACAAGGCAACTGTTATACCATTTAACTAGAAGGGCAAAAATGGCTCCAGTGGCTGGGATCGAACCAACGACCAATTGATTAACAGTCAACTGCACTACCGCTGTGCTACACTGGAATAAAAATGGTTGCAGAGGCAGGATTCGAACCTGCGATTTCATGGCTTATGAGACCAGACGGATGACCACTTCCATACTCTGCTACAATTATGTTATGTATATATTGTTACATACATAAAACAACTGGTGGGACTGCTGAGATTCGAACTCAGAATTGACGGATTAAAAGTCCGCTGTGATTACCATTTCACCACAATCCCATTCGCTTTCGACACTTACGAGGTTTTCGTTTCATTACTTTCATTTTACTTCTCCTTTAAAAAATTGGTACCCAAGGTCGGATTCGAACCGACACGATTCTCCTTTTGAGAGAGATGCCTCATGCCAATTGGGCTACTTGGGTATTCTATTAACATCTGGCGACTCGTGGGAGAATCGAACTCCCGTCTTCGGATAGACAATCCGAGATAATGACCATTATATGAACGAGCCTAAAATTTGTTCTTGGTGGAAGTGGATGGATTCGAACCAACAATGTTTCTTATGTGGCGGATTTACAGTCCGTTGCCTTCAACCAATTCAGCGCACACTTCCATTTGTTTAGTATTATCGTGCCAATTTGTCAACAATGTAGCTAGCACTGACAAGCGAATAACAGTTATATCAGACAGTGTCGGTCGCACCCTTACTGTCGAGTAGTGATTGATCAGATCACATACCTTGATAATACTAAACAAATGGAGCAGGTAGGGAGAATCGAACTCCACTCAGCGCAGCTTGGAAGGCTGGCGTCCCACCTCGGGCTTACCTGCATGCTATGGTAGTCTGAGCGTCTCACGACGAGTCCCGAGTGTCTCACGACAAGTCCTACTACCATATTAAAATGCATTGGGATGTTTGAAAGAAATAACAGTTTTGATCCTGCCCTACCGTGCCGTCCACGGACTTGTCTTTCGCACACATTACGTTTCAACATTACCCAGCGTGACTACCGTATCCACCTTTCGGCTTCGTTTCCATCTTTCTTGTACCTTAGAAGTGGCAGTCCGTCAACTGCTATAACACTTACTAAGATACCTACTGGTGTTGGTAACCCAATGCATTTTAATATGGTACTCGGTAGGAGAATCGAACTCCTCTTATGCGGATGAAAACCGCATGTCCT